GCAATAGCTGTCAATACACCAGATATATTAGAAACATTGCCAGTTCTACTTGAATTTGCAATTTGCACTGCAAGTTCAAACAAATCACTTGCATTAGTTAATCCAGTAGTAAATCCACCAGTAAGAACTCTACTGGAATAGAGTACATTACTTGCAAATTGTTTTAATTGCTCATTAGCATACTCAATAGCCTCTGCCTGAGATTTACCCATTTGAACTGCATTTGAAGCTAATGAGGCATATGCAGAACCATAAGAGAAGAAATCTTGTGTGGGTATCGCCTCATTAAGTATAGTTGCAATATATGCAAATTCATTAGCAATATTGCCAGACAAACCAGTATCCAAAACTCTGGAAAGATTGCCTGTTATATCTGCTGCTGAAACTACTCCAGTTAATCCCTCTTGTCTAAGCCTTTGAGCATATGCAGACATTAAATCTTGCAGAGATGCTTTATCATAACCTTGTGTTTGATTGATTTTCCGTAAATTATCATCCCAAGTTTGTATAACTTTTTTAGTCGCTTCTTCGAGTATATCAAATGGGATTTTTACCATCTCTTCGATGTCTTTTCTGTATCTCTCTTGAGCGTGTTTAGTCCTTTCCTCATCCATTTCAGTATCTTTGTTAAAGATTTTGGAAATAACTCCGACTGCCTTTGCCACACCCTCAATTAAAGGCATAATAGCCTGAATAGGACTTGCAACTGTGCTTAACAGGTTAGTAGATTCCATAATGGGACCTAACATATCTATAATTTCACCAATGCCTAATGATTCACCCATTGTACTCATAGCATCGGCTATTCCTTCACCAACAGCACCTTCTGCAAGAGCAGCTACACCGCCACCAACAGCAGTCCCTGCACCAGTGGTCGCTAAGGCTGTTCCACCAGCAACAGCCCCGCCAGCTTCTGCACCCAAGGCAGTGCCAACACCAGGTGCAACAATGGTGCCAATTGCACCACCGATAACGGCACTCAGTGCCCCCTTTGCCAATGCCCCACCAGCACCAGAACCCTCAGTGCTTGGGGGTGGAACTGCACCAGAACCTTTAGATGAGTAGGTTAAAGCACCAGCAATATTCTTGCTATACTTACCAAATAGTCCTCTTTCTCCTGCTTTTGTAATAGCACTTTTAGGAATGCCCATAAAATAATTATCGACATTCCTATCTATTAATCCTGTTAATTTTTTGCCTAAGTCAGTTTTTTGGAAAGCCCCTGTAAGTTGTTTACCAAGTTCATTGGGTAGGTTTTCTACAGTTGTACCCATCTTACGAGCAAACTCTCGTAAGTTCTTTTCCATTTGTTTCTCGACATCACCTCTGCCGAGACTTTTCATCATTTGGTCAGTAACGCCATCTAAAAATGTTTTAGCAGGGTCAGACTTTCCGCCACCCCTACTGTATCTTGCAGCTCTTACTGCACCGCTACTACGATTAGCATATCTATCATATCTATCATAGTCATTATAACTGCGTATAGGCGAGCGAGAACTTCCACGAGAACCCTCGTTACCTCTATCAGGATTATCCCCAGCAATCTTCTCTAACAAGCTTATCATCTCATCGAGACGCTCATCTAAAGACATATTGCCTCGCAATTCTCTTTCTATTGACCGTGAACTGCTTTGAGTATTCTGCTCGTTAAATTCATTACCGTCTGCCAAAGTTCTCACCACCTACTCATAATTATGACTTTCTGCTTTGCTTTTTCTTATTAAGTCGTTCTTCTCGTTCCTTTAATTCTTTCTGGAACTTATCTAAATAACTTATACGAATTGCTATAGGCTGTGAAAGTAACCACTCCATAGAAATGGCACCCTCACTTGCCCTCGCTATAAAGACACACTCATTGACTATGCTCTCATACTTATTTTGCCGAAGTTCCCTTGCTTCCTTCTTTGTCCCGTCTTTCAGTTCTATCCAGTTTCCACGCCTGTAAGTCTCCCAAGGTTGGGCGAAAGTAACGAGGGTTAATGTACGCTATGAATGTACCCTCCGTATTACCACACTTCGGACATTTAACATTACCACCACCACGAAGACCATAGTCAGTAGCCTCTTTGATTTTAGCCTTGAGAATAAGGTAATCAGCAGGTTCAAGTTTTTGGTTGATAAATGTCTTCACGTCAATTGGTGTCATACCATCTTGTGTACCAATCTGGTTAATCATATAACAGATTCTTGACAACTCTGTATTGACATTACCTTCCTCATCCTTAAAGAAGTTATCCTTATCTGCATTCATTCGCTCTTTGATGGTAAGTAAATGAATATGAACGTTGTCACTGTATGAAATAAAATTACTTCTATCAATGACTATATCGTTCTCAGTAAGGGATTCAGGTAACGGAATTGTCGGTACAGTTTCAAGGTTTGCTCTGTACTCACCTGTAGATAACCCACAGTCAGGGCAATAGATTGTATTGGTTGTAAAGTACGGACCATAATTAAGTATTCTCAAACATCTGAGTATCCAATAATAGTCCATTTCCAAAAGGTTGTTAAAGTTAATTTTCTCCTTAACTGCCGATGGAAGTACCTTTTCAAGCATTACTGTGTCAAAGTCTTCTGCACTGACATATTCAAGTTCAGAAGCAGTTGGAATTGCTTGTAAAGTAAGTTCGTCAGGAATATCCTTATAGAGATTCTTTCCCAACAGTGTAATCTTCTCTGAAAGTGCCATTTTTGTAGTCCTCCACTAATATTATTAAAGGTTATCTGCTAACCTTTGATTACTCATTTATTGGCTTATCTGCATTAGCAATATCACTATCACCAATACCATACTTGCTCTTAAAGTTTTCCTCTAAAATCAATCGCTCAATGTACTCACTTCTTGTCATATTAGCCTTTTCTGCTTGTTCAAATAACATCTCACGAATATCTGACCGTAAGGTTATCATTGTCTGTATCGACCTCTGTGCCAAACCATCTCACCACCTAAATATATTTTAATATATATTCCTATATATATTAAAGGTTAATTTTTAATTAAATTTTTGGTAAATCCTAAACTTTACTATAAATCTATCAAAATTTTGAAAAAAAAAATAAAACGCCCTCGCTTTTGCAAGAACGCTTTAAAACAAGTTATGTTGCGAAAACACTGCCAACACACTTTTGCATTGGCAGTATTCCCGCTTTTGAAGGACACAAAATAAATGTCTAAACAGAGAATCGTGTTACTGAAGTTCCGAAGCAGTTAAATAGATAGCCTTTGAAATTACAAAGTTTACACTTACCTGAACAACGCTATCACCCTGTGCATTATAGTTGCCGTTATCAAGGTTGGAAATCCAAGTACCAGGACATCTAATAGCATCCCTAACATTCCACTGACCATCATAGCGGATAAAGTAAACCTGTCTACGATACTGAGACTGAACACCAATTAATTCATTTCTGGCATCATAGCACTGCTTTCTCCAAGCTCTAAGGGGTTCAAGAACATTAGGCTCGCAGTAACAGTTGAGTGTCCAGCTTACATCATTAATATCTACCTTGCCAGGGAACTTGATGATACCATTACCGTAGTGAACAGTAATTACATTTTGATTTTCGACAATATCACCAATGCTGTCAGTAGAGAGTGTAAGTAAATTAGCATTCTCTGTGGGGCTGGAACCATCTATATTATAGATACGAACCTCATAGTTCTGTGTGGTCAATGGAGTCCAGTTATCCTGACCGAGCATATGATTAGTGCCGTGCTGTAAAGGTGTGAACATATATGTTTCTCCTTTTCCAAGATTTAGTAAATGAATTTAGATTCTATTTCTAATATTATTAAAGGTTAGTTTTAAGCAAACTTATTTCATACCGAATTGGATAGTCTACCCAAATACCCAAATCCTTATATAAACTTTGACAAATACCATCATCAACAGAATAATTGAATGTGTCTACATAGTAGTCTGTCAAATTATACACAATGTTGTATATATCCTCAATAGGACAATGTAAGTAGTGATTGTCCACCGCTATCTCTATTGGTAAATCAGAAAAATACCGTAATGCAAAATGCACAATATCAGCGACTACAACATCCTCTGTGTCAAATGTGTCGGCAAACACACTCTTCATATAATTATTGAGTAATTCATCAGAAAGCATTACTCTTTCATAAAAAGATATTAAACTGTCGGATGTAAAGTCTATGGGTTGCTCATATTTTACCCTGTTTATTGCAAAACCAGTCAATATAATCTGTTTGCAATTAAATGAACACAACCTATCAATAAGTGCTTTTGCAGTGTCGTCTGTACCACAGATTCCGCTTTCCCTACAAGCATTATATACAACTGCTGTGTGGTTTTCATTATAAACTTTGCGATGCTTTTTTAGTTCATCTGGTTTAGTGATTAGTTTAATTCCACTGCATTTGTCTGCCAGCAATTTAGTCAATGCATTATTGCCACTGTGAAAATCAAATACAGTTTCAATATCTGGAACAAGACAATCAACTATGTTGGGATAAACATTAAAGATACTGTGCAAATCATCACCACCTTTGATACAAACTTATATCAGTTTATATCATAAGCGTTCTTATTTCAGTTGCTTCTTCATTATCTGATGTATCTTTTGAAACCCATAAAGCAAGGTTAAGGGCATCATCTTCACAACCCATAAGTTTTTGATATTCTTTAAAATACCTCTCTACTTCGGACTGCAAGACATTAACATCATCAGCAGTAAACTCGGTGGGAACAGTCCAGAATAAAATGGCATCTGCACCTTCTACTTCACCATTATTTTCATCAATAAGTGCAAGTGCATTCTGTAATGATTCAGGTATCTTTGATTCGTTTATAGCAAACTTATTAAACTCATCATCAGGTTCAGTTATTAAAATACTAACTAAACCATCTTTAACCATATCGGCAAAATTCTCTGCACACTCACCACCAAATATATCCATACAAGGTTTAGCAGAAATATTTGCTGTATTAGTTGCAGAATTAACTTCTGTTTGAGCAAAGTTATCACTAATTGCATTTGCTGACATACTCATACACTCATCAAGGTACTCATTCATTTTGGCTAAAATCTCATTAGAATCCTGTGTACCCTCTAAAAGATAAATTGATTGCTCAATATATGCAAACTTGTCACCAAGTTCATTTACCTTATCTTTAAGTGTAATTTCCGATTCCTCTGCGGAGTAAATGTATTTCGGCATTTTGAACACCTCCAAATTTTAACAAATTAGACACAGACCTCGCAGACCGAAATCCGTGCCCATTAAGCGTATACTTATTGGAAAAATAAGTATAGAGGGGAACTGTGTCCATCCATTTATATTTAAGGTTAGATTTGCTTGTATATAAATGGCAACAAAAATAGGGTTAATCTCTCAAGTGGAAGGTTACCTAAGAGAAATAGTTTGCAACCCACTGTCCCCTTTATTTACATATAGAATTTTTCAAGAAACTACTTTTGATAGACAAACACCTTTTGACCGCAATCATATACAGGCAACCACCCGTGTTCAATCATCAGTTGTTCGTTATCGGTTCCTTTTCCAAAGTTTGTGCCAAATATGTTATCAAATCCCTTTTGTAATAAAAGGTTATTTGTGATGTGTTCTCTGGTCTTTAAATTATACCAGTGTTTATTTGGCGGTGTGGTATTGTATAGTGTCATACCCAATCTGATATAAACATCACCGCTAAATTTAGCATTATCACAATATGAAATAACACTGTTCGGATTATGTCCTGTAAGAAAACTCTTCCAAAGTCTTTCTGCACCACCTACAACAGATACATCAGACTTTGTACACAGCCTCAATAGTTCCCAGTCAAAATTCTTGTTATACCTTGGTCTACCAAAGGTCATAACCATTACCAACTCATCTTGATAATACAATCCAAGTCGAACAACCTGCCCTTTACAAGAACCTTGTAAATGATATTGCTGTAAAAACTCTCGGCAAGTCGGCACATCAAGTTCTTTGACTTCACACCTTCTGGCATAGATAATTTTAGACTTGGGTTTAATAACCTCAATAACCTTATCCCAATCATCCCAGTCCCAGATATGCACACAATTAAATCCACTCTGCCTCGCAAGATTTGTCTTATCTAAATGGTAGTTCCTATCAAGACCACTGGATGACTTATCGAACACACTCATAAATGAATTATGTGTAATTGTAGGATTAATTTCGATGAGGTAATTAGAATTTTCTATGCAAATGTCGTAAGCACACCTTGTTATATATTTTTCAAAACTATAAACAATACCATTAGCATCCAGCAAATCGCCAAAGGCATAGTTTATTTTTGAAATTCTGTGATGATTTTGGTTGTTACAATCCTCAGTCATACAGTAGTACGGAACACCATACTTCTCTAACATAGACTGCTTAATCTTTTCTCTGTACTTTGGAACAGAAAATGAGTATGGAGTGCCATATAGTTGTCTGAATGTTTCTTGTGAGTGTTCCAATGCCTTTTGACGAAGTTCAGGAACATCCATAGGGTTGTGAACATCACTACCAAAATGTTCTTGAAGTGTACTTATAATTCTGCCATACACCTCTTTAGTTTGGGATGGTCTATCTGCTCCGTACCTTCGTCTGTTGGTTTTAACTATCTTGTCTTGTATTTCCTTAGACTGGGTTGGAAACATTACACCGTATCTGGATAAATTAGTATTGTAAGTTTTTTGACGAATTTCAGCATTTTGCTGAGGATTCTCAACGCCATATTTAGCCAAATTAGTTTCTTTAACCTTATCTTGCAAATCCTTTCTTTGATAAGTAAACCCACCGTGACTCATTGCAGTATCCACTGCTTTTTGCCTTACCTCTGGATTTTCAATAGGGTAGTCTGTTCCGTATCGCTCTCTCGAAGTTCTTTTAAGTTTCTCCAAGATTTCCTTACTCTGCAATGGAGAATCCACACCGTACTTTCGTTGCATAGTCTCCTTAAATCGAGACTTACTTTCTTGTGTTTGTGTATAATACTCTACGCCATACTTATCTAAATTAGATTGTTTGATTTTGGCTTTACCATATTCCGATGCGAAAACATTATCGGCACCGTATCTATCTCTTGAAGTAGCCCTAATTCTTGCTTGTCTGCAATCCTCAGAACAAGCCTGAGCACCAATTACCAAATCTTTTACAACAACTTTGTTCCCACAAACAGGGCAACTTCCGTAATGAGTTTCCTTACAATACCTTTGTCTTGCAGAATTTGGAATAAATGGTCTGCCGCAATAAGCACATTCTTTTATTTTGTAGGTATGTTCAAGTTTACTTAATTGAGTTCGTAAAGTTTCAAACTCCTGTAAACACCCGTCACAAATTTCTTGCTCAATAGAAAAAGGCACAAATTTACACCCACAGGATTTACAGACCTTGCTTAGTGAATTTGTACCAACATTAGTTTTACACATACAGTCTACTCCACAATAAAATTTATGGATAGTAATTGAATATTGGAGTAGTTACATTCAAAACAGTTTGCAACCTGCTGTCCTATCCAATAAGCATTATAACAAAATTTTTATAGAATTGCAATAGCTTTGTGAAAAAAATTAGAGGGCAACCGAAGTCACCCTCTATTAAGATGTGTTATAGATTAAACTCTGTACTGGTCAAGGTCTGTGCCTGCAGGTAAGCATACGAGGTCAACGGTGATGTCATTTATAACTCCGTTAATTACGAGGTAAATCAAACCTACAACTTCATTGGCTTTAACTGAATCAAGACCATTAATACCTGATGCCATTCTTACATAATAATCATCGATAGCACCAACATTTACCATTGTATCAAGAAGTGGTGTTACTCCAGCAACGAAACTTGAATATGCATCATCATTGTTATACTGGTATGTAATAGCAATACCGCATCTATAAACAAGGTCTTCAACTGCATTTACAAGTAATCTCGTTGAGAGGTTAGCAAGTGCCTGATAAGTAGCAACTGGTGTATTATAAAGTGTGGAATTACCCCAAAGGCTAAGACCTAAACTCGGAA